GATGACCTAAAGGCAAAACTAAAGCCTTACATGGACAAAGGAATGAATGAAGAAGAGGCTATGAAGGCTTACGAAATGGACATGAAGAAGTCCGATGAAGAGCCTGTAGACCTAAGCTTGGATGTCCTAGAAGTAGAAGTGGAAACACTGAAAGCTCAGAACGAGGACCTTCGTAAAGCTCTTATCGAGAACGGCTTTGTGATCAAAGCTGACGCAATCGAAAAGAAAGAAGAAGTAGAGACTATTGAAGTGAACGGTGAGATGGTTGTTAAGTCAGACATCCCTGCTCCTGTCTTGAAAGCTCTTGAAGAAGCTGCAGTAGAGAAGCGTCAGGTTGAACTACGCAAAGCTGCTGAAGCTGAACTACCCCACTTTGACGTAGAAGTAGCTATGGCTCTTCTAGATGTCATCAAAGGGGAAGAAAAAGTCCTAGAAGCACTTAAGGGCGCAGATGCTGCCTTTGCTGCTGCAATGGACGAAGTGGGAGAGAAAGTAGTCGATGCCGACATGCTAGACCCACAATCTAAATTGGACAAGATGGTAGAGGCACATGTCGCAGAGCATGGAGTCAACAAATACGCTGCTTTTGATGCCATCAGTAAAACAGCAGAGGGTAAAGCCCTCATTGCCAAAACTTATGAAAAGGGTGAGTAATCATGGCTGTACAAGAATCGCGTGATACACGCACATTTATTGCTGGTGAAGACCTGTCATCTTCTCAGTTCAAATTCGTAACACTGGAATCAGATGGTCAAGTAGACCTAGCTGACTCCGCAGGTGAAAACTGCATGGGTGTAGTTATCAATGACCCTGCTTCAGGTGGAGAAGCAACCGTAGTTGTCTCAGGTAAAACTGTAGTAACTGCTGGTGGAACAATCGCTGCAGGTGCAGCTATTGCAACAGACGCATCAGGCGATGCTGTTACTGCTGCTTCTACTAACATCATCATGGGCTATGCTTTGGAAGCTGGTGTTGACGGTCAAGTCATCGCCGTAGAGCTAATCCAAGGTGGTAACGCTGCTGCATAACCTGTAAATAGGAAGGAATAACAACAATGCCTATGTTAACCGCATCGCAGGTACATATTGATCAGCCGCTTACAAACCTGACAGTAGCGTACCTACAAGACCAAAACAACTTTATCGCAGATAAGGTCTTTCCAAACGTAGCAGTCGATAAAAAGACTAACAAGTACTACATCTATGATCGTGAGAACTTCTTCCGCAACGAAGTAACTGCTCGCGCTCCACGTACTCGTTCACAACGTATCGGCATGAGCCTATCAACCGCAACATACACTGCGGAAGTACGTTCATTGTCAACAGACTTTGACTTCGAGACACTAGCCAACGCTGACACAGCACTAGACATTCGTCGTGGTGCATCAGAAATGCTAACACACAATCTATTGATTGACCGTGAGAGCCGTTGGATGACAACATTCTTTGGTACAGGTATCTGGACTACAGAATATACTGGTGTTGCTAACGCAGACAACGATACTGCAGCAGAAGTCACACAGTGGGATGACTACACAAACTCAACACCAATCGTAGACGTAACTACTGCTCGTCGTGCGATGCAGAAAGCTTCTGGTGGCTTCAAGCCAAACAAAATGGTTGTTACTCGTGATGTTCACGACACACTAGTCAACCACCCAGACGTTCTAGCACGTATCAACGGTGGCGCAACAGTTACTAACACTGCTTTGGTAACACAAGCTAAACTAGCTGAAATCTTTGAGGTTGCAGAGTACTACATCGTTGACGCGATTGAAAACTCTTCAGCAGAAGGTGTAGCAGAGTCACTAGACTTCGTAGCAACTAAGAAAGCTGCGTTGTACTATGCTCCAAACTCAGCAGGCTTGATGGTTCCATCAGCAGGTTACAACTTCACATGGAACGAACTAGATAACGCATCTGGTTACGGTATTGACATTCGCTCATATACTGGTGACTTCCTACGTGTTGAAGGTGTTGCAGAACTTCTAGAGGCAAACATGGCTTACGACCAAAAGGTTGTAGGTGCCGATCTAGGTGTATTCTTCAACACAGTCTTGTCATAAGGAGTAGGTGCATGACCCGACCACCTTTCCAATACGACAAGCCGATCTTCGTTCGCAATCCTCGTGGTTTGCTAATGAATGGTAAGCGTTATGAAAAGGGCGATCTCGTTCCGTGGAAGGAGCGGGGTCTACCCCTAGCCAACATCGAGCGTCTTTATAACGAACATCACCTTCATCATAACGAAGACATGGAAGAGGCGGTGAAACCTCCAGTCGGAGATGGGTTGGACGAGATGACTGTAGAACAGCTACACATCTTAGTTAAGACTATCAATGACAAGGTTAAAGCTAAAACCGAGAGCACTGTAGAGTTCGACAAGAAGAAATGTCGTTCATCTAAGATCAAAGATAAGCAAGCTGGACTGATCCGCTCATGGCGGAGAAACTACGGACACTTAGAGGCTGAATAATGGCTTGGACATATGACGAAACTAATCTGGACTCCACTACGGCTGCAGGTCGATTAAATGTAGTTCGACTTCTCATTGGTGATACTGACACTAACGATCAGCTCATCAAGAATGAAGAGATTACTTTCGCTCTAGCCCAAGCTAATGATAATGTCTACTTTGCTGCCTCGTGGTCAGCTAGAACTATCTCTGCGCAGTTTGCTCGTAGGGTTACAACAAAACTAGATGGGGCCTTAAGTGCTAATTACAGCGATCTCGCTAAACAGTACAAGGCCCTATCTGACGACCTTCGTGAGCAAGGTCAAAAGTATTCAATGACTTCTGCCAGCCTTAAAGCTGGTGGCATCTCTAATGCTGCTATTGATGCAGCTCAAGCTCTCACTGATCGTCCTTCTGCTGCTTTCTCTAAAGGGCAGTTCGATAATCCACCTAATGACAGTCAGTACATTCGGGATTATGACTAATGGGTTTCAGAGCATACGACCTCTTAAAACTCGTAGAGGAGCATGGGGAAACTCTTACTCTGCGTAAGAAGACCTATGGTGCTTATAATCCTGCTACGAGCGCAGTGGGTAGTACTGCTACTGATGACTACTCTATGACTGCTTACTTCTACAATTATGAACTAGGGGTTTCTGACCTTAACAACATAGAGCGTGGTATGCGTAAGTGCTTAATTTCCGCTCTAGGTTTAGCTGTAAGTCCTGATACAGAAGATGAGATCATAGGTAACGAAGACAGGGTTAACATTACTAACGTAGTTACCCTATATTCCGCTGGCCAGGCTATCTGCTATATTTGTGACGTGAGAGAGTAATGCAGGTTACAGTTCTTAAAGCGCAGATAGAAAAAAAGTCTAAGAGACTTGAAGATGCCGCAAGAAAGCGTATATATGATGCATTGGACGAAGCTATTGACTATCTTAGTTTCAATGTTCCAGTAGACACTGGAGCCTACGCCAACTCCATGCACTTAAATGTTAGAGGAGACTCATCTGGACAAGGAGAGACCTCTAGAAGAAAACAAAGACAACAAGCTGCAGACCCAGTACTCAATGAGATGGAGACACGTCTAAGAGCAGGTCTAGAGAGTATAGACCCTTTAGATGGTGCAACTATTGTCAATAATGCTCCCCACGCCAGATATGTAGAAAACAGGTTTGGCATCTTTGATCAACTTCGGAACTTCTTGAGATGAGCACTATCTATCAACATATACGCCGTGCTTTAGAAACCAAGTTGTCCAACGAGGGGATCGCTGACATAGCCTATGAAAACGTAGCCTATAGTCCTACTACTGGTACTAGCTTTTTACAACCAGTTTTTATCCCGACAATCCGTAGACCTTCCGTAATGGGAACAAGCCCTCAACAAAGAAATCAGGGTTTATTTAGGGTTCTTTGTCACGCTGCAGAAGGTACTGGGCCTAACGCTGCTGATAGCCTTGCTAACAGCGTTATTGATGCCTTTGAAGCAGCTACAGATGTTAGCTACGATACAGGCTCAGAAACTATCTTGGTGTCTATAGACTATGCTGAAAGATCAGCAGGTTTGCTAGATGCCCCTTGGTACATCGTCCCAGTCAACATTGGCTGGTATATCTATAATTAGGAGAAAATAAATGGCCTTCGCACAGGGTTCACGTTCCACACTTTCGTTCTTGGAAGAGAGCACCTTCGGCACAACGCCAGCAGGTAACTTCCAGAACCTTCCGTTCACTACACAGTCTTTGAACCTATCTAAAGATCGTGTTGCTGGTACAGATATTCAATCAGACCGTATGCCACGAGTTGACCGTCATGGTAACCGTGTTGTAGGTGGTGACATCGTAGCTGACCTTCGTCATGCTGAGTTCGATACACTTATGCAAGCTGCATTGATGTCAGACAACGATTTCGCTACAGGCTTTACTGCAGGTGACGGGTCTACAACTGTTACTAACGCAGCTATCGCAGGTACAACACCAACATTCTTCTCACTAGAAGATTACGCTGCAGACATCGACCAAGCTCGCTTGTTCACTGGTTGTACTGTAAACACAATGTCAGTCTCTATGGCTCCAAACCAGATGGTTGCATCTACTTTTGGAATCGTAGGTAAAGATATGTCAATCTCTGCCACACAGAAGACACAAGATGCTTCTGCTGGTAACTCACCATTTGATGCTTACTCAGGTGACATCAAACTAGGTAACAAAGGTACTCTAGGTTCAGCCTTGACTTTGATTACTGCACTAGACTTCACAGTGACAAACAACTTTGCGCCAACATTGGTTATTGGTGAGAGTACAGCGTCTGCACTAGAGTTTGGTATGATCTCAGTTGAGGGTACAGTCTCTGCGTACTTTGAAGACGATACATTCGTAAATCGCTTCTTGAACGAGACTGAATCTTCTCTAGAGGTATCTGTTGGTGATGGTTCAAACACACTAACATTCCTATTCCCACGCATCAAGATTAACTCTGCTGATGTGGGTGTAGATGGTCCAACTTCACGTATCGTGAACATGTCATTCGTTGCTCTACGTGACGACAGTGATCTATCGGCATCTACAACAGACACAAACACAATCCTGAAAGTTCTTAAGTCAGGTGCGTAAGTAATCCCTAGCTAGGGCGAGGGGAGTGGTTGTCGGGTGCTGCTCCCCTCATTTAACTAACCCGACTGTTAACTCGAAAAGGAAACTCGATATGGATCTTATGAATCTAAAACCTACTTCTGATATAGTAGAAGTTACTCTTAAACATCCTACCACTCTTGACCCTTTATTGAATGATGATGGCTCAGAGATGACTATCACTCTATACGCATCTCATGCAAAAGAGTATAAGAAGGTAGTACACGATCAACAGGATCGTCGCATCAAGATGATGCAAAAGAAAGCCAAGACTCAGATCACGGCGCAGGACATTGAGCGTGACTCCATTGATCTACTAGCTAAAGTTACGTCAGACTGGAATATCACTTACGGTGGGGAACAACCAAAACCTACCCCTGCTAAGGTCAGAGAAGTCTACACTGATGTGTTCTGGATTCGTGAACAGATCGAGGAGGCTTTCGCTGATAGCTTGGATTTTACGACAGCCTGATCGAAGACCTTTTAGAGTATGCCGAACATAGTTTTACTCTAAATGCTACAGACAAAGATGGCGTGTCGCTTAAAGACCACCTAACTAAAATAGAGGAGCAGACTGGAGTTACACCAAAGGAATTACAAGGACAACCTTTTCCACTGATGGTGCAACATATCTGGTCTGCTTTTGTTACTTTAAGCGAGTCGCGGTCAGCAGGTTTTAGTGGGCCTAATCCACTGTCGTACACAGATATAAAAGCTTGGATGGACCTGACCAACGAGCACCTATCCCCCCGAGACATTGAGGCGATAAAGAAGCTGGACACAGCTTACCTAAGGAAGCAGTATGACTGACATCTTACTAGACATAGGCGTTAAAGGCGTAGATCAGCTAAAAGCTGCCGCCGACGAACTTGTCAGAAACGGCAGGGTCTCTAAAGAGCTTGCTAAAGATTATAATACCTTAGGTGCAAACACTCTTAAAGTTGTTAAGATAAAGAACGAGCTTCTTGCTACTGAAAGACGGTTAAATAAGGCCTATGGTGCAGGTCGTATTAATTTAACTGAGTATAGTGCAGCTATCGAAGAGGCTAACAGAAAAGCCAAAGAGAAGATACTTGTAGATGAGCGTCAAGTTAAACTGGCTAAGCAAAGACAGGCGGCATTAGATAAAGAAAACAATAGGATTTCACAGCTTACTGCTACTTATCGTAAAGACATCTTAGCTAAAAAAGCTTATCTACAAGCACAGCGTGATATTAGGGAAGCTGGCAGACGTAATATCATCACGCAACAGCAGATGCAAGATGAGCTTCGCAGAACTGCCACCGAGTTTGCAGAGTTTAACAGAGGCCTAGCTACTGGGGGTAATCAGTTCGCTAAGTTCAATGTAGAAGCCTATAAAGCTAACCAGCGTGTTAAGCGTTTTGCTTCTGTAGGAATGCAGCAAGCAGGTTATCAGGTTGGTGACTTTATTGTTCAGGTTCAATCTGGGACAGATGCCCTAGTCGCCTTTGGTCAACAAGGTTCCCAGCTTGCAGGTATCTTTGGCCCTGTTGGTGCTATTGTAGGTGCATTGATTGCAGCAGGTACATCTATTGCTATGGTGTTTAAGCAGATGAAAGAGGCTGCTGAGGGTACTGTAGAAAATATACAACAGGCGTTTAATAAGCTACCAGAGTTCTTTAAAACCCTAAGCTATTCTATATCTGATCCTTTTGATGATGCCTTTATAAGAATCGAAGAGCGTTATGGATCTCTTTTAAAAAACATAGCTGAGCAACAACTAAAAGCCATGAGAACCGCAGCTACAGGGTTAATAGACCCTGCGGCAGAATTAGTGTCCCCTGGACTTATGTCTAAGCTAAAAGTTACTTTTACTCCTTTTCTAACTAAAGAGGAAAGAGCTGAAAGATTTAAATCTCTTAGCCTTGAAGAAAAGGCAATACTAAAGATACAAGAGCGTCTTAGAGAGCAGGTAAATGTCGCAAAGAACCTTAATCAAGTTCTAGGGGCGGTACAAGATGCCCATGCTAACATCGCTGTAGTTAGTGAGAAAGCTGCAGATGCATTTGCTGCACAAGCAGAAGAAGCTGGTCTTGTAGCTCTTATACAAGAAAAACAGGATAACGAACGAGCGGAGAGACTGAAGAAGGAGAACGGTATCTTTCTTCTACAGAACAAGGTTCGCTTAAATATTATTGCTGACATATCTGCTGCAGAAAATAAGTTCTTAGAAGAGAGGGCTAAATTTAACAGCCGTACTGCTCAGAACGAAGCTGCTGCAGCAAACAAACTAAGAGTTGTTCAAGAGAAGGCCAACGCAGCGGCTCTTGCTTTCATTAAACGTAAACGCAACGAGAGTATCCTCGCTCTTGGAGAAGAGGCAGACCAGCTTATCTCAAATGCAAACCAAGCTCTTGATCTTGACGAGAAGGTTGCAGCAGAAAAACGTGCGAATGCTATAGAAACTGCAAACTTCAACTTCTCTCTAGTAGAGGGCCTTCTAGTTACCCTACAGAAAGAACAAGAGGAACTTAACAAGTCTGCAGAGAAACTTGGTGAACGCCTCGGTATTGGGTACGCTAGAGCCTTAGAAATAATTAGAGATGCTAAAGCAGAAGCAACTGTAGGATTAGATGCCTTTGGCGGCCCAGGAGACTTTAGGTACAGTTCGCCAACTACCTTTAAGCCTGAGACAGAAAAGGCAACAAAGGGGCAGCTTAAGAATATCCAAGACACTATTGATGCTCTTAGGGAACAAACCGATCAAGAGCGTAAACTCCTTGGTCTCACTGGGGAGCGCCTAAAAGAAGAAGAGGTATTCTACGACCTACTGCAAGCTAATAAAGATGCAGACATTAAGCTGTCCGAAGAAAAGCTACGTGCTATAGCTAAAGAGATAGCTGCCCAGAAGCAAGCCAATGAGATGTATGAGAAGGCTATAGAGTTTGTTGGTGGTATTGAAGGTGCATTCTCTGACTTTATAGCTGGTGGTCTGAAAGACTTTAAGTCCTTCGTAGGGTCTATCAAGGATATG